GCATGTCATCAGGCGATGAGTTTAATCCGTAGCCAAGAGAAGCGTATCGCTGACTTGCGTAAAGAAGCTGACATGATGCACAGCGAATACAAGACAGCCCGCGCCCGCATCGCGGAACTTAAAGCGGCGCTGAAGCCGTTTGCTGACAAGGCGGATAAAGCCGAAGGCCCGTTTGAGCCGCCGTATCCTGTGGACTATTCGTTATGGAGAGCCGCCCGCGCCGCTTATCTGGGGGAGAAGGAATGAGTGACGACTTTATTGCGCTGCTGCGCGACGAACTTGCGGAAATGGCGTCAACCGCTTCCGTCGATATGGAATTGTGGAACAGGTTTTCAAACCGCGTTCTTAAAGCCGCAAACGTCATTGAAGAACAAGCCGTCCGCATTGAGGACATCGCAGAGAAATACAACAACGCTCTATTGTCGCCTGTTACAGAGAAGATGCTGAAAAACGCGGTTGAAGAGATTGTTCAGTTAAAGGCGGCGCTTAAGCCCTTCGTTGACATGGCAGACGAGTATGACGCCGCTTTTCCTCGGCCCTTGAATATTTGCCTTGCAGAATATCCAGAGGATTACCCTTTGTGGTGTCAAGCCCGCGCCGCTTATCTGGGAGAGAAGGAATGACTGACTACACCGATTTAATCGAACGGCTGCGTGGGAACGATATGCCTTGGTCTGTCAAAGACGCCGCCGACGCATTAGAGGCGCAGGCGGGGCGGATTGCTGAGTTGGAAAAGATGCTCGCCGTTCATCGTCTGGCGGTTGACGTTGACGCCTTAAAAGCCCGCATCGCGGAACTTGAAGCCGAGAACGAAGAACTGAAAAAGGCAATTTCTAAACCGTGGATGGGTTCTGCCCGCGCCGCTTATCTGGGAGAGACCGAGTGAATTGGTCCGACTATCTCTACGGCTTCGCGGCCCACGCGGCGACTAAGTCCAAAGACACCACCCAAGTCGGTGCGGCGCTGGTCGGCCCTGAACGCGAGGTGCGCTTAACCGCTTTTAACGGCGCGCCGCGCGGCGTCAGGGATAGCGAAGAACGGCGCGAGCGCCCGACCAAGTATCTGTTCGCCAGCCACGCCGAGGCGAACCTCATCGCTTTCGCCGCCCGTGAAGGGATCAGGACGAAGGGCTGCACGGTCTTCGTGACGCACTACCCCTGCTCCTCATGTGCAAGGACGCTCATACAGGCCGGGGTGTCGCATCTCGTGGTTGGCCCCGGCTCGACATCAATGCCGGATCAGGAGTTCGAAGCTGCGCGGACAATGTTTGCGGAAGCTGGCGTAGGGGTCTTCAAAAAAGACTAGGTCCAAGCCAGACTTGAGAACCGCTCCCGGCGCGGTTTCGGCCGCGAGCCCATGAGGCGCGGCGCGACCTTCGTGACGAACCCACCATCAGCCGCGAGACAGGCATACTGGAGCGCATCGGCGATGTGGGAGTATTCATTCTTGTCGGGGGTCGGCTTGCGAATGCCGGCCTTGTTTCGTCCGAACCGGTAGCCGCCGTTCAGCGCGCGCACCAGCGTCGGGCACCGCGTCCCGTCAATGAGGAAGCCGTCTTGCATCAAGAGGAACTTCTCAACCGCGCGAATGCGGCCCTCGATCTGATTTTTGCCCGGAGCTGGCATCGCCGCGAAGCCCGCGCGCTTGAGGAGGTCATACTCGTTCTCCTCGTAGAGCGTGGACTTGTTCATACCCGCTGGGTCGCCGACGATGAGGACGGGCTTCCCAAGGTAGCGTATATCGGTGACGGCCGGACGGAGGGCTGAGTTGATATGGTTCTCAAGGCCGGTGTCTTCGGCCACGATCTCCTCCAGAACCAGCAGCCGGCCCCTGTGATCCAGCTGGGTGATGATCGAGCACGGGTCGCGGCCGAAGTCTTGCCCGATGACGATCACCCTGCCCGGCACAGGCTCTAGGTCTTCGACGACATGGATGCCGCGCTTGAAACTCGTGCGGAACACGGCCGTGCCTGACGGATCGTCGCCGAACTGGGCATGGACGTATCTCTGGCACCAATCCTCGGAGTTCGAACGGAGGAACCGCTCATAATAAGTGCGCCCTTGCGCGCGCCTGATGGCGAGCTGTTCGGGGTCGGTGATGTCCAGCTTCGAGGTGACATCGGTCTGGACGAGATATTCGAGGTTCTCGGCGTCGGGCTCCATGCCGCCCGGCTGGATGAAGACTTCAATGTCCGGCGGCGGCTCGACCATGAGCTTGTGCCAGTCGGAACCCTCCGCCGGCATGTTGGTGTCCGCCACCCATCCGAAGAAGGTGGGCGACCCGAGGTTGCCTGAAGGATAACGGCCAAGACGACCGGCCAGAGGCGAGATCAGTTCGACCGGCATCTCTATGCTTTCCGACATCCACGCCATTGTCAGCTGCATGGACAAGAGCCGGCGCTGGTCTTCGGGCGTTTCGAGCGGCAGGAGCAGCCACTCAGATCGCACGTCGCCGAAGTGGAGGTAGATCGTGTTCTCGGATACGCGGAACTCGGCGATGTCCTTGAGCCAAGACATAATGTCGCGGAGCACGGTGTCTTTCAGCTGCTTCAAGGTCTGACGGACGATTGCCACGCGGGTGTAACGGTAGCCGTCCGGCGAGGCCGCCTGTTCGCAGCATCGCTTGAGGATTTCGAAGATACAGCCAGTAGTCTTTGAGGAGCCGACAGGGCCGCTGATGATCCGGCCGAAGCTGTCCGAGCGCATGAACCGCGACACGGTCGGTGGGGCATTATATATTACGTCACTCATAAATGGCCTCGGCGGTAGCCTCGATGATGGGTTTGGGCTTGTCGAACTCAACCCTCTGGTCGTTGCCCAGATTGATGACGATCTTCACCGTCTCGCCAGCTACTCCGCCAGCCGCAGCTGCGCGCTCACCAACGCCGGAGCCCTTGATGAGGTGCCCCAAGATATTGGCCTTGGCGTTGTCGGAAGTTTCCGGGTCATGAAAAAGTGTCACTACATGTGGTAGGCAGAATTCGGTGACTTCTTGGAACAGGCGCTTCAGTTTTTCGGGCTTGTTCTCGGTGGAAGTCCACACGATGCGCGCGGCGTCGTAGTAATTCTTGTAAGCGATAAGCTCCTGATATTCCCTACCCTTCGCTTCCGTTATGCCGACGTTGCGGCAGATTTTCTCGAAGGGTTCGATCTCCATCGCCATGTGCTTGGCGAACAGTTGGAGCGTCTGATCGGCGTCTGAGAATACTGCTGGCTCGGTCATATAAGGTCCATAGATAGGGATTTACCTGTGAAGGTAACTGCATTATAACCTCAAGATATGGTTACGGCTATCCCCGGCGGCAATTTGCTGCGCGTTGTCACGAACGACCAGATGTTAGCCGCCGAAGAGGCGGACGCAGCTGCGCGCGTTGCTGCCGAAAATCCAGAGCCGGATTATTCCGGCCTCGTTGGGTTTCTGACCACTCAATATGAGATCATGCGCAACCACCGCGACAGCGCGTCCGGTTGGTCGGGTCGTCTGCTGGAGAGCCTTCGGGCCTTCACTGGGCAGTATTCGCCAGACCAACTCCGCGAGATCGAGCGGTTCGGCGGCTCTAAAGTTTACGCGCGCGTCACAGCCATCAAGGCTCGTGGCGCGGCTTCGCTTTTACGGGACGTGTATCTCGGCTCTGAGAAGTCTTGGGGGCTTGATCCTAACCCGGACCCGGAAGTTCCCCCGGAAATTCACGACGCCATACAGCAGCTCATTCAGTCGGAGCTGGCGAACGCCCAGATGAACGGCCAGCCGGTCCCGCCCCCCGCGATCCGTGACCGTATGGCGCAGCTTCTCGAAGCGGCCCGCCAAGCAGCGAAAAAGAAAGCCGGTTCGCAGGCGCAGATTGCCGAAGATAAACTTGAAGAAATTCTGATGGAGGGCAACTTCTATAAAGCCCTCGCGGAATTTATCACCGATCTGACCATCTTCCCCTACGCCATCATCAAGGGGCCGGTCGTTCGGATCGTCCCGCAGGTGACGTGGGAAGGCGGCGCGGCGAACACCAAAAACACGCCGAAACTCTTCTGGCAGCGGGTGTCCCCCTTCGACATTTATTGGACGCCGGGGATCACCGACATTGAGGATGGCAACGTCATCGAGCGCAGCCGCCTCACCCGCGCCGACCTGAATGACCTACTCGATCTACCGGGCTACAACCACGAAGCTGTTCGATCTGTATTGGAAGACTACGGTCGTGGTGGCCTGCACGATAATTGGGATCAGACTGATAGCGAACGCGCGGTCTACGAGAACCGCGAAAACCCGCACACGAACCGGTCTGGAATGATCTCCTGCCTTGAGTTCCAAGGCAATGTTCAGGGTGAAATGCTGCTTGGATACGGCATGGACCCGTCTCTAATACCGGACCCGCTGCGCGACTATTTCGTGCAGGCTTGGATGGTTGGCCGATACATCATCAAGGTCCAGCTCGCCCCTTCCCCGCGTAAGCGTCACCAGTATTATGTCACGAGTTTCGAGAAGCTGCCCGGCACGCCGGTCGGTAACGGTTTGCCTGACATCCTCGCGGATATTCAGGATGTAAGTAACGCGACGCTTCGTGCTCTTGTGAACAACATGAGCATCGCCTCTGGCCCGCAGGTCATCGTCAATGACGACCGTCTCGCGGACGATGAGGATGGGGAAGAACTTTTTCCGTGGAAACGGTGGCACGTCACCAATGACCCAATGGGCAATAACGGACAGGCCCCGATCTCATTCTTCCAGCCGAACTCAAACGCGAACGAGCTGCTGTCGATCTACACC